TGGTATGAATGATTCAACAAGTTTTAATATGTTATCCGAATTAATTGATAAAAAATCAGCAAAACAAATTGATGCTATTAAAAGCAAAGTATCTTCTCAAGTAAATAATGAAATTAATACCAGATTATCAAAAGCATTAAGTATAAAGACTGATGCTGATAAGAAAATTAAAGATCAAAAGCAAAAACTTAATGATAAAGTCAACAATTTAGTAGAACAAGGTGAAAATATTACAACAACTATAAGTGAAATTGAAAAAAATGTTGCTAAACAATCAAATGAAACTATTGTTAATATAAATGAAGCTCTTGAATCTGATAGCGCCGAATCTTCACCTAAGTCTCAAACCTCTAATGATAATAAAGTTTAAATTACATATAAATTTTAATTGTTTCTTTTCCAGTTAACAAATTTTTACTTTTACTAAAAATTTGGTAATTTTCTCTCCAATAACCACTTACAGTTCTAATAAATGACTCCTTCATATATCTCTTTACAAGAAGATGTATGAATAGACGTCTAAAGATAGACATTACATTATCTTTGTTTGTGTAGTTAGAAATAAATTTTTTAAAAGATTCGTGCTTCACAAATGTTTTTTCAATATTCGTTTTCGTAGGTTTATTTTGTCCATTGATTCTCATAATTGATTCCAGGATAGCTTTTGCCATAATAGTTACATCAACTTCCACTCTTAATTCTTTACTATTACAGTTACTACATGAGTCTTTACAATGATCTTCCTTGTATGATCTATATTCGCCAAGATAATTTGATATTTGACAATGTCTACAGTCAATTATATTTTGACAATACATCATCATAGCATCTAATTTATTTACCTGATGCTGTTTATATTTTGAATTTTTATCACCATTTACGGATTTCAATATTAGCTTTTCAGCACAAATTTTATCTTGATAAGAATAGTATAGAATACAATCGCTATTATTACCATCGCGCCCAGCTCTTCCGATTTCTTGATAATAATTTTCAATCGAAAAAGGCATATTAAAATGTATAACATATCTAACATCAGGCTTATCAATTCCCATTCCAAATGCTATAGTCGCAATAATTAGATTAGTTTCTCCTGATTGCCATTTTTCCTGAATAGATTGTCTAAGTTTTGAACCTTGTCCAGCATGATAAGGATCACAGTCTATACCATGTTGTTGTAATTTTTCAGCCATCTCTTCACATTTTTTTCTAGAAAGACAATATATAATACCTACCTGATCTTCATATTGTTGTTTTATTTTATCTACAATTTCATCAAAAGTTTCTTTATTCCTCTGTTTAACAAATATTTTAAGATTTGGTCTATAATAAGATTTTGTATAGATTTTTACATTTGATAGTTTTAGTAGATGAACTGTGTCTGTTCTTACTCTTGGAGTAGCAGTAGCAGTAAGTGCCATAATAGGAACTTTAGGAAACAATTGTTTAAGATTAGCAAGTTTTCTATAACTATTTCTAAAATCATTACCCCACAGAGATATACAATGTGCTTCGTCAATTACAAATCTGGTAAGTCTTCCTACATCATTTAACAAGTTAAGATTATTCAAAAAGTCATCGTTATTGTCAAGAGTTTCGGGCGTAGTATAAATTAGATTTTTGTCATAATTTTCACAAATCATGTTATCAATAATTTGTCTTCTAATTTTTATAGAAATGTCACCAAAGAATGCGTCTGCTTTTATATTTTTCTTTTCAAGATTAGCAACTTGATCTAAAATTAATGATTTTAAGGGGGATACTACAATTGTAATTCCTTTTTGAATTATGGCAGGTAATTGATAACAAATACTTTTGCCTGATCCTGTAGGCAACACAACAAATTGATCAATATTACTTACAGCATCCTTAATAATTTCTTCTTGCTTATCTCTGAATTTGTTAAATCCAAATGTGTTTTTAAGAATATCAAGATTAGACATTTTGTTTTATTGTTGTTAATGATTAAATTATCTTCAAATTTTAATTTTTTGTAATAAGTTTTTAATATACAATTATATTAATGGATACTAAATTCTGGGGACCTGATGGTTGGAAATTACTTCATTCTATATGTGAAAAATATCCTGAAAATCCTAAATTAAAAGATAAAGAAATTTATTCAGAATTTTTTAATAGTATAAGCTACGTCCTACCTTGTATTTATTGTAGAATTTCATTTAAGGAATATATAAGTGAACTTCCAATAGAAAATTATATTGATAATAAAAAAGATTTATGTTATTGGTTATACTTGATTCATAATAAAGTAAATGAAAAACTTAGGAAACAAAATCTTAATCACAAAAAAGATCCTAAATATCCTACAATTAGAAGAAGATATAAAATCTATGTAAGAGACGTAAATAATAATAAAAAAATTGCTCCTGGATTTGATTTCATGTATTCGGTCGCTTTTAACTATATTCACACAAGGTCAAATATGTCAAAAAAACGAGTAAACAGATATAAAATTTTTTTTAATTTACTAGGACTAATAATTCCTTTCAAGGATCTAAAAAAAATTTACTTATCACATATTAGCAAAAATCCTATTACGATTAATAAAAGATGTAATCATTCACTTAAGCTTTGGTTGTATCAATTAGAACTTTCTTATAAGACATCTATAGATAATCTATGCTTATGCTTTAAAAAAACTTGTCTTAATATAGAAAAATATAAAGTGGGATGTAAAAATAATACTTGTCGGCAATCTAAATAATATTTAATATTGAATTGTCGTAAATCATACCATATATATTATGATTTCTCCAAATTAATGATTTCTCAATAAGATCGGTAAAATTATTTGTTTTATCTGAGTTATTTACTATATACCAAGCCCTTTGTAAAAATACATCAATAGATTCAGATGTATCTCTTTTAATTGTAAAAATTGTTCCGTTAAATTCTATATCAAATTCTTTCATTTTTTAAATAATAAAAAATATTTATTATTTATCAAATTTATTTAATTACTTAATTTACTGGGATCTCTTTTGCTATTAATTGGTCTTATTATATTCCATGGATGAACTCTTCCATGAATATTATTACATGAATCAAATGTTCCTACAACAAGATTACCATATCCGCGTGAATTTGACCAAGAATGATTATTTTGTAATTCAAATTGAACTTTATTATCTTGAATAACACAGTTAGATGTCCCAAATGGTTGGTGAAATGTTGTGGATGTTCTATCTTGTGAATGTTGCATTTCATCAGGTATAGTTCTGTCATTTTCTTTGACAATTGGTTTGTTAGTAGTAGGTTCTATGCTAGTAAAAGCTTCTCTTAAAGAACTCATTATACTATAAACAAATAAAATTATTTAATCGAAAACAATTATCTTAGAAATAACAAGCCAATAAGTAGTTATACCCAAAATAATCGATGTCATTAATTTAATATAATTAGAACCAAGTAATACATTTTGAGTAGGATTTGATATATACATTAATAAATTAAGCACAACAAGAATAGTTATGAATTTAATTAGGTCATTGTAAAGTTGTTTATATTCATCATCAATATTATATTCTAATTTAAAGTCGTTCATTTATATATTTACAGAAAAAAAAGTTCGTAAAATTCGTTAAGTCATTTATTCACTAAGTTTAAAATATACATAAAAAATCTACTTAAATTTAATGGATAAAAAAATGTTACTTATTATCTTTAGTATTGTATCTATCTTAATCGTAGGAGGATACATATACGTAAGTTACAATAAATTAAATAAGAGAATTGATTTACTTGAAAAAGAAATTAATGATATTAAATCAGACAATATTTGTAGATTACCTAATAATAGTAAAATGAATCATAAAGATAATAATCTTAATGAAAATACCTTAAGTAATCTTGACGATGTAAATGATCCTGAAAAAGAATGCAGAGAAGAATTTATAAATAATATGGAAAGTAATCAATCAGAATCTCATTCTAATACAACTTCAGAATCCCAAAGTATAGAAACAACACGTAATGAGGTAGCAGAACTTGAAAATGAATTAAGAAATGTTGAGAATCTTCTTGACGAAGAGAATAATGCCGATGAACAAGTGTTAAACTATGAATTATTAGATCAACAAACTACAGGAAGAATAGATAGTATTCTTGATGATAGTGATAAATATAATTCTATTGTAACACAAAATAAACATAATTCATCTGAATTTGATGACTTAGAAAATGTTCCCAATGAAAATAACTCAGAATTAAATGAACTTATTAAAAAAGAGTCAGAGAGTAGTCCTGGAATTGAACTTAATTCAGCAAATATAGCTGAAAATATTAGTGAAGATCAACTAGAGAGTTTAGAACAAATAGAAACAAGTAAGAAAAGTATTGAAGAAGCAAAACAAATTATAGAAAAAAATAGTGAAGAAAGTTTTCAGGATTTAAATGACACAGCATCAGATAAACAACAAATAGAAGAATCGCTTGTTAGAAATATGTATAATTCTAAAAAAGTTAAAGAATTAAAAACCATATGTCAAGAAAATGGATTATCACAGAGCGGTAATAAAACTGCTATAATTAATAGATTAATTAATAAAGGGATTATTAATCAAATTGAAAATTCTTCTAATTCAGTTAAATTATCGGAAAATTTAACACAATAACAAAAACTTATAAAAAAATATATTAATATAATATATAATTATGAGTTGCGCTAATAGAACAACAGATAATAAGCACTTCCATTGTCCTCCTAGAATGGATGACGGCAGACATTTTACTGACTATCGTTCAAACTGCCACTTTAACAACCTTGTTAGAGCTAATAATGCTGTTATGAACTCACATGACTATAGAATGTTTTTAACAAATAATGCTCGTGGATTAATGGAACTTAATAGAAGTTATGCTTGCCAAAAAAATGGCTGTGGTCCTCGTCCTGGAAAAGATGAACCATCAACTATGTTACCTGAACAGTCAATGCAGATCTGTAATAATAAATCATGTAATGTAGAATTTGTAAATAAAAATGGGCTTGGTCTCGGTCGCAAGTATTCACAAGAACCTATTGATTGCCCTGAGCCTACAGGATTGCCTGTTAATCAACCATACAACTGCACTGCTGATAATGGAAAACCTTTTAATTACCAAAATCAAGTTGATTCAGATGTTCAAGGTGATTTATCCGCTGAAGGAAATGCCAATGCTGTTAGACAGCAAGGAAAAGTTCCCGCCCCATTCAATTTATAAATAAATTAATTTACTAACAATAAAAAAATAGCTTATTATTATATAATAAGATGTCTAATCAAATAAACAATAATATACCTACACCAACTTGTGAAGGAGTTATTCTTGATAGCGGCGATGGGGAATTTGTAGTCAAAGGAACAGTTAAATCTTCATCACCTAATCCTACTGTATTATATTGGGCGGCTAATCCTCCTACTTATGGTCAATCATACACAGGTTCAGGACAACCTTATCCTAATCCCGATATTGCTTATGATAACACACCTAACAGAGGCGCTGTAAAAGCTTCAGGAAGTCAATTTGAATTTAGAATTCGTTTTCCTAATGCTTACTATGTTGGCTTAGGGGCTGAGTATGTAGAACCATGTGTTCACATTAAAGTATGTGATGGTAAAAAAGACGGTAAAATTCACACCATTAAACTTGGACAAGGAATTCCATATAGATCAACAACTAATACCCAATATCCTAATGTTGCTAATTTAAGAACTAATCCTATGTTTTACTCAGGTAGAACAAGACTTCCTACAAGAACTCAAGAACAAATATTAAGAGATTCAGGATTCCCTGAAATTAATCAAATGCCTCCTAATTACTGGGGATTAAGACCTCCTCATGAATAAATTTGATTTAAATAATTTAATTAAATCAGAAGTATTCAAATGCCTTTTATTTACGATATTTGTCATGGTTACATTCCTTACAATGATACAGAAACTCGTTTTTTAGATAATCATTGGGTAAAAAGATTAAAAAGAATTAAACAATTAGGACTTCTTGAACATGTATTTCCATCAGCATCACATTCAAGATTTGAGCATAGTCTTGGAGTTTCACATATAGGCGAAAACTACGTTGATATATTACTAAGAAATTCAGGGAAACCACATTACTATCAGAATAATTATAAGTTTTGTGTTAAAATGGCAGGACTATTCCATGATCTTGGACACGGTCCTTTTTCACATGTTTTTGATAATGTGGTTATTAAGGATTCGAAAAATTGCCATGAAATAAGATCTCGTAGAATTGTAGAAGAAATTTTTAAAGAGGTAGGGACATCACCAGGATTTAGCAGCGCATACGTAATTGATTATATCAAAGAAATGATAGAACCTGTGACAAATAATTATTCTGATAATCCATTTTTCGATATTGTAAATAATACAAAAAATAGTATAGATGTAGATAAATTTGATTATCTTCAGCGTGACCCACGACATATTGGACTTGATAGTTCGTTTGATCCAGCTAGAATTATTAACAAATCTTTCCTAGAAGGAAGTCAAATTATTTACAGCAAAAGTGTCTCAAATAATATTGTGAATATGTTTCAAACTCGTTACAGATTTCATAAGGAAATTTACAATCACAAAACGGTTAAGTTAATTGAACTTATGATAGGAGATGCTTTATTATCTGCCGATAATTACTTTAACTTTAGTGAAGTTTCCAAAACTGACGACTTCAAAAAATTGGATGATAGCATTTATTCACAAATTCTAAATTCTGATGTTCCTGACTTACAAAAATCTAAAGATATACTTAAAAGAATTGAAAAAAGAGATCTATATAAACAGCTTTGGATTGGTAAATTTTCCGAAGAAAATCAAATAAAAGATTATATTGCTGATCAGTATAGTGATACAAGAGAAGATGATATTAAATTTATCAAGATGAAACATAATTATTGTAATGGAATTGAATCACCTCTAAAAAATGTTAGATTTAAAGAAAATGAAAATGAATATAAGTCATTTGATTTAAATACAACCTATGAGGAAAACATGGTTATGATTTATAGTGTTTCTAATACTACTTAAAAATTTAATAATTAGATAAACTATATGGTTAAAATTCTTTCTTTTGATGTAGGCATTAAAAATCTTGCTTATTGTTTAGTATCCTTAGAAAATAAAGATAATCTATATGAACATACCATTGAAGAATGGGGAGTTATAGATATTATGGAAATCTTTTTGGCTAAATCTATAAAATGTTCTGTTAACAAAAAGGGAGAATTATGTAACTCAGACGCAATTAATTGTGTAAAAATAGATAATAAACCTATAGGATTTTGTAAAAAAAAGACTTGTCAAGCAATAGCTAATTCAACTTACAGTAAAAAAGATTTAAAAAAAGTTAAACCAATTAATACAAAATCTGTAAGTCCCCTTGATTTAACAAGTGAAATGATTAGAAAACTTAGACAAAAATCCGAATTACTTAATGCTGATGTTGTTGTCATTGAAAATCAACCTGTCTTAAAAAATCCAACTATGAAATCAATACAAATGGTTTTATACAGTTATTTTTTGATTTATGGATATACAGAGGATTCTTCTCCTATTCAAAATATAGCATTATTTAATGCTGGAAGAAAATTAGATATATATGATGGACCTAAAATTGAAAATGTAAAAGATGCCAGCACATACGCAGGTAGAAAAAAATTATCAATTCTTTACACTCAATATTTCCTAAGAGATAATAAATTAAAGTTAGATTTTTTTAATAAACATAAGAAAAAGGACGATCTAGCAGACTCTTATTTACAATGTTTAACTTATTATAAAAAAAAGTATAATGCGTAATTATATAAGAATAGTTTTCTAAAAAATATTAAATGAGTGACGTTGTTGTAAAAAAAAATACATCAGGAAATACTTTTTTAGTTAATAATGAAATTGAAGAGGTGCTAAGTGCTGGTAGTGCTGACAATCTTAAAATTCATAAAATTAGCGAAAATCAACAAACAATTGATAATAAAATTCAAGATAAAATAGAGCTTTCATCTAATAAAGATGTTGGTATAGGACTTGAATTATTAGCTAATAGAGAAAAAATAATAAAAAAAGATGGGTCAGAAAGAGATGATAATGAAGAATTACAGGCACTAGATTTAAATGAACATTCTCAAACAGAAGACTTTAATAATAATGTAATTAATCTTGATAAAAAAGATGAAGACACAAATATAAGTTTTAATGACCCAACTTCTGAGCTAGTTAATCAATTAAATATAGATGATAGAACATCAAGACTTAGTCAAAATGCTATTGATGCTATTATCGATCAAAATGATCAAGCTGGTCAACCTAATCTTGTAGATACTAATGATATTGTAGATGATAATGAACCTTTAATTAGCAGAGGAGCATTTGCGCCAGATGAAAAATCTAGTCATCATGAAGATCATAACAATGAAAATCAAAATTATCATAATGATGAAAGAGATCAGAATCAAGAGGGAAATGGTCTATTTGATAATCAACAAGGAGAGAGATATGATAGAGACAGTAATTATGGAAGAAGAAGTATGAATTTGAATGATTATTATAGAAGAGAACCTCCAAGAAAAACAGCATCAGAGCTTGCTCAAGAAAAAAAAGAAAAAGAAGAAGTTCTTTGGCAATTAGAGAAATATAGAAGACTAGGAGTTCAGGGTGTTCGAAAATTTAATATGTCAAGTGAACTTGAAGAGATGCAGGCAGAATTTAATAAAATTAAAAAGCAAAGAGAACTTGAAAATTCTGTTAAGTTTCAAAGAAAATGTCTTGTTGCTTTTGCTACAGGAACTGAATTACTTAATAGTAAATTAGATATGCTTGATTTTAAATTAGATGGTTGGTCAGAACAGGTGAATGAAAATATTGAAGAATATAATGAGGTGTTTGAAGAATTACATGAAAAATATAAAGAAAAGGCTAAAATAGCTCCTGAATTAAAATTATTATTTATGATGGGTGGTTCAGCATTTATGTATCATATTACGAATTCTATGTTCAAAAATTCAGTTCCTGGAATGGAAGATATCATGAGACAAAATCCTGATTTAATGAAACAATTTGCTAATGCTGCTATTAATCAGATGGATGGAGAAAAGAAGGCAGCTGCGAATTTCTTTGGTAACTTTGCTCCTGGACAACAACCTCAATATGAACCTCCTCCTATGTCAGGAGCAAGACCCATGCCTGATGCTCCTACCCCAAGACAACCTATGAATATGCCTCGCGCTCCTCCTCAACCATTCTCAAGAAATATTCCACAACAATCAAGACCTGCTCCTACCTACACAACACGAGATAGAGATGAAGGGACAGTAGCTGACGTCGTATCTGACTCATCAGCATTTAATAATGGAACTAGAAAAATTTCAGCACCTAAAGGTGTAGATGATATACTTAATGAATTAAAATCTAACACAGATGAACTTGTATCAAATGATAATATTTCAGAAGTAATTTCAAGAACTTCTAAAAGAAGTGGATCTACAAGAAATATTAACATAACTAATAGAAGACGACCAGGAAGATCTATAAATCTTAACTTAGGTGGTAAATAAATTATAAATCAATTAAATTATTAATTTAATTAGTTTATTTAATTCTTCCTGATTTTTTTAAAACATTATAGGCATTTTCTATTTCTTCAGCAGATATTTTTCCATCATTATTAGTATCTAAAGGAATAACTGATTTAGGTAAGACACAGTAATTACTTTTTTCATTGAATAAATTGAGAACGATAATTACAAAAGAAGCTGTTATAATTAAAGAAGCTACTATATCTCTGGTTGCTACAAATGAAACTGTAAATATAATTATTCTTCGTAATACTTTAGATGATAAAAATTGTTTATGACTTTCAACAAGATCCATTTCTATGTATTTGGCTCCCATATTTAATAAAATCATAGTTACAGCATAAAAATATTTATTATTATTGATTGATAAAGCTACGTCATCAAAAATCATTATGTACTATAATAACACTTTTTAATTGTATTTCTATAAAATTACTTTAATTTTCTGTATTAATAAAATGTTCTAATTTATGAATTGCCATGTGAAGATCTTTAAAGGTATCATTGATTGAGTTTTTAGGAATTAAACCACCTTTAAATGTTTCCTTAATTTTCTTAAGTCTCTTTTTGTTAGCTTTTAATTTTTTATCATTTTTATGCTTTTTCGATTTATTACTTTTCTTAATAGGCTTTGCGTTAATATCATCTTTTTTATCTTCATCATCGTCATCGTCGTCATCATCATCGTCATCGTCATCTTCTTCATCACTATCATCTGAAAAATCATTTATTTCTTCATCATCGTCATCATCATCATCATCATCATCGTCTTCATCATCGTCATTACTATCAGCTTCTTCATCATCACTATCCTCATCAGGGCTTCCTCCACTAAATTTTTCTCTATCTTCTATATTAAGTTTTGGTGTGTCTGTTGAATTATCATTTCCTTCAGTGTCAACCATTAATGTTACAATAAATGCTGTAGCTATTAATCCTGCAGTTACATGATTAGTTCTTGCTATGTGTAATGTAAGTGCTATAATTGAAAGTTGTATGATAGGCATTTTAGCAATTTCAGTAGCTTTGTAGGGTTTAAATATCAAAAATGATATAATGTATACACATATTAAGATATTAGTTTTTTGTTCATCTTCTATATCAATATTAATTACATCCAACATAGAATTAGCTTTTTCACAAAAGTTATTCAGGATATCCATATTATATTATAAAATCATAAATTTTTTTTAGAAAAAGTATAATAGTTTATGGAAAACCATAAATTATTAATTAATCTATTATTTAATGAAATCTTACACGAGCATACATATTACCTGTTCTTCCTGAGGTATTATTAGCTGGGTTTACACCAAAGTTTCTTGCGGAGGGATTAATGTTTGAGTAAAATCCTTCAGGTTCATCTTCATCTTCTTCAGGTTCATCTTCATGAGCTTCTTCAGGTTCATCTTCATGGGCTTCTTCTACATTAGGTTGAAATCCATCTACATCTTCCATTTCAGGATCCATGTGTTCTTTAGAGCCAGGTCCTTCAGTAGGGGCATCTTCATCGTCATCATTGAATCTTTCTATGCGGTAATTTCTAAAAGTATCTTTTGGGGTAATGTAATCTTCGGGTTCATCTTCATGTCCTTCTTCGGGAACAACTTCCATATCACCTGTGAAAGTATCTTTAGGGGTAATGTAATCTTCAGGTTCATCTTCCATATTAGCAAAAGTATCTTTAGGTGTGATATAATCTTCAGGTTCATCTTCATGTCCTTCTTCGGGTTCATCTTCATGGCCTTCTTCAGGTTCATCTTCATCATGTCCTCCAAATGTATCTTTTGGTGTGATGTCTTCAGCAAGTGGATGATCAGAGAAATGTTCATCTACATTGGTTGTGAAATCAGAAGCATTTACTTCTCTTTCTTGTGGATTTTTTCCACTTTCGTCATGTCCTTCGAAACGTTCTCTTCTAAAGTTGAAATATTTTTCAGTATTTCTTTGATTTACTACATGTAATGTTACGACAAATGCGACTGCGATCATTAATGCAACTCTTATATTTCTTGATGCCATAAAGCCAATCAAGAATAAAAAGAGTAGTTTGCCAACAATAGTATCAAAGAATAATACTACTGAATCAGGTAAAGCTGGAGCAGCCATACCAGCATATAAGGCGATTACAAGTGATGTGACTGTGGCAAATTTTTCATCATCTAATAATGAGTTGATTCTTTCAAGGGTATCCATTTATTATATTATTATAAGACATTTTTTATTAATGTATCTTTACTATTAATAATAAATAATACTGGAAAAAAAACAAATTAATTTTCTCTTTTTTATATAAGTTAAATGCCCTACTGCACTATTGAAGAAGCATGGACACAAAGTTTAAATCCCGAACTTCAGGAGGAGCAATCTAATGCTATTAATTATCAACCTTCACAAAATGTAGACCTTTTTGAATTAGATAAAAAACTCAAAAAGAAAGTTACAAGAATTCCTCAAAAATCAAGAACATACAAAACTCTTGATGAACATTCTAAAAAAATAAAAAGAAATAGAGTAAATAAAAAAACAGTATTTATTGATGACACCAAATCAGACGACTCAGATTCTTTAGGAAGTTCTAATTATGACTTTACACATCCCGATAATGATATGAATTTACAAGCCTATAAAGAATATAATTCCAAATCAAAAGATCTTGATTCTAATGTTTCTGTAATGGAAGATTTTAGAGAAAGTATTCCTAATCAGTCTCGAGAATCTAATCATCATACAGAACATCTTATGAAAATAATTAATGAATTAAGAGACGAAAATAAGAAACTATCAGAAACTGTAGAAAAACTTCAACAAGATGATAATTCTAATAAAGATAACTTTATGGAAGCTACAATGTTTATTATAACAGGTATTATAATTATACTAATTATGGAAAATATTAATAAACTTGTAAGAAAATTTTAACTTAATCAGATTTATTGTATTCTAATAAATTTTTATTAAAATATTCTAAATTAACTTTACTAGTATTGTTTACCATATTGTAAATAATATTACTATAATCCTTATAAGGATTTGTCATTATATCAGTTTCCATTGTTTTTACTTCAGGATTTCTTATAACTGAAGGAACATGTTCCCAAGAGATATACATTAAATTAGGATATACGTACAAAACCACAAATCCATTTTTTTTAAGTTTGTCTACACAATAATCAGCACATTTTATCTGATCGTATGCTGGTAATCCATAAACAATTTTAGGTATCACATAAATACAATGTGTTAAGTTTTTGTTACTATTTGTTTGTATTCTTTTATGACATTTTTCTAAAATTTTTCGATATGTAGTAAATCTTTTTATTTCGTTCTCGTCCCTAGATTTATTTAAATTAAAAATATTTATCATTTTATTTATTTAAAACATTTTAATTTCTAATTAAAAACATCATAATTAATCAATACAATGGTTATTAAAAATTTAGTTCTTAGTGGTGCTGAACTTAGAGGAATAACATATATAGGAGTGATTAGAGCCATCGAAGATCTAAGTATTTACGATTCTTTAGAAAATATACTTGGTGTATCTTCAGGTGCTATATTTGCTATGACACTTGTTCTTGAATTATCAAGTATTCAGTTGGAAAAAATTATAATGAGTATTTCTTTAGAACAGCTTTTTAATTTTAAAACTGATGATATTCTTAATATTGCAGAAACATTTGGTATTGACGATGGTGAAAAAATAACAAAAATTTTTAAAGTATTATTTAGAAAAATTCTTAAAAATGAAAATGCTACTTTTAGAGACTTACATAACTTAAATCCAAAGAAGAACTTAATTATATCAGGAACAAATTTATCTAATAAAAATTGTGATTATTTTTCTTATGAGACTACACCTGATATGCCTTTACATATTGCTCTAAGAATATCAATAAGTATTCCCTTATGTTTTAAGGCTATTAAATATAATGATAATTTATATATTGATGGTGCTTTTTCAAATAATTTTCCAATTAATTATTTCACTACAGATATAGATAATACTTTGGGAGTAATGATTTCTAGTGTTAAAAGCTCTAATCAAAATATTGATGCGTTAAGTAAATATATGCTTAGTGTAACAGATTGTGTATTAGGAATTATGCCTAATTATCTTAAGCATTTGTATAAACAAAATATTGTAGAAATTAAAGTTGAGTATAATATTTTGGAATTTAAATTTAATCAAAATGTTAAACGATATCTTATTGATACAGGTTATCAACAATTTAAGGAACAATATATAGAACTTTTTGGAGATACACACTCATCTGAGACAAGTAAAAGTGATATTAAATCAACTAAGGAAAACTTAGACGAAATAATCGAAGATATGAATAGAGAAATTAAAGTTATTAATGAAAAAAAAATAAATCTTTCTGATAAAATTATTAATGAATAAAGCATTATTATCTTTTCATATTATATATGGAAGTTGTAGATAGAGTATTTGATGAGGTTAATTCACTTAGCCAAAAACCTATCATGTACGGTGTATTAGGTATGTTATTAGGATTTTACGGACCCAGATTAAATCCTAATTTACCTACCAATATTAAAAATTTATTTGAAAACAGTTTATTTAGATTCTTAATAATCGCTGTTATTATTTGTGTATCAACTAAAGATCTTCAATTAGCTTTAATGATTGGTATAGGATTAATGTTAGGAATTAGTTTCGCTAATTCACAAGACGTTACTGAAAAATTCTCTGAACAATGTGGTGAACAATTTATCAATTTAAGCAATGACATTTCTGAATTCTATTCTGAAAATTTTCAAAACAAAGAAGATGAAAAGGAAGATGAAAAGGAAGACGAAAAAAACAAAGAAGATAAAAAAGAGAAAAATGAGAAACAAGATAAGAAAAAAGATAAGAAAAAAGATAAAAAAGGTAAAAAACCTACTTCAAAAAAACCTGTTACTCAACAAAAACAAGATTCTTCAGTTCCTGAGGCCTCTACTGAAAAAGATGAAGGGTTTAACAACATAAATAAGTTTGATAATCTTGATCAATTCTTTGGTTATGGAGGTTCTGCTACTGGAAGTCCACTTGTTGGAAGTCCTATTGAAAAAGAACGTTACGTGAATTATAAAGATGAAGAGGCAGATCCAGTTGAAATGTTTTCTAACTGTCATAAAAATGAAGAATCAGATCCAGTTGAAATGTTTTCCAACTGTCATAAAAAAGAAGAATCTGATGAAGCCCTTGAAGGATTTGTAAATTATAGAGATGAAGAAGCAGACGATGTTGAAGAAGGTGAAGATGAACCTGAAGAAGCCGACGATGTTGAAGAAGGAGAAGATGAACCTGAAGAAGCCGATGATGTTGAAGAAGGAGAAGATGAACCCGAAGAAGATGAAGATGTTGAAAACTTTATAGGAAACAGACCTTCACAATACGAATCTCAATTAAGAAGAACTATTGCTAACTATTCAATGTAAATCATTATACATGTTATTAATTTATAATGATTTAAAATAGGAAATAAGAAAATTATATGCCTATATAAATTATAAGGATGTTATTGTTACTTTATTTATTAAGAAATACAAATTATTTTAGATATGTTATATTTTTAGTATTAGTATTAATACTTTATAAACTTTTAAGTAGTAAAAAAACTAAAGAGGAGTTTACTGGGTTTAAAACTAAAAAAGAAAGACATGCTTATTGCGATACAATAGAACGTGTAGGAAAATTTTGTAAAAAGAATAAAAGCCAAATTTGTCGTGAATATAATTCAGCATTTAATAAAACCAGAAATTACCTAAATAAAATTTTAATCCAAGCAGATGGTAGTTCTTTTAATGGCCCTGCTACAAGTAATAAAAAACCTAAATTATAATTAATTAATAGATTTCATTAATAAAAATTTATTAATCTATTATATAATGGTAGAAATTGTAAAAACTCTCGGAGGACTTTTCAACCCAGATGTCCTCGTTGAAAACGTATACGTATTTAGCGTATTGAGTGTCTTCTTAGCAATGTATGGGCCACACTTACATGCAAGATTACCTCCTTCTCTTATGGGAATGTTCGACAATGCTATTTTCAGAATGGCTGTTTTATTTTTAATTGTATACATGTCTCATAAAGATTTTATTGGTGCTCTTACAATCACTATAATATTTATGGTTACTCTTAACGTCCTTCATACTCATAATGTATTAGGATCAATGAGAGATACTCTCTCAAATACAGTTAACGCTGTAGGAAATGCTGCTCAAGGAACAACTCAAGCAGTAGGAAACACAGTTACCAACGTAGGTGGACTTGTAGGAAACACTGTAGATAATGTTGGTGGTCTCGTTAACACTGCTGTAGATGATGTATCAGGACTTGTTAATACAACTGCTTCAGATGTAACAGGTGCTTTAAATACAACCGTCAACGATGTATCAGGTTGGGTAACTGACACCTCCAGAGGTGCTACAGATTTAGTTGCTCAAGAAACAGCAAATGTAGGAGATGCTGTAGGTAATGCTGCTAATGTTGTCACTTCTTCAGTAGGAAATGCTGCTAATCTTGTAGGCACATCAGTTAACTCAGCAGCTAATGTTGTAGGAAACACTGTAGGAAATGTTGCTCGTGCTGCTGGTAATACCGTAGGAGGTGTAGCTAATGTTGTAGGAAACACTGTAGGTGGTGTAGCAGGTGTAGTAGGTAATACAGCTGAAGATGTAACAGGTGTTATGACTAATACTCTTGAAGATGTAACTGATCTTGTCGGAAATACAATTAAAGATGTAGGTAATGTTGTCACAGGAATTATACCCAGAGCTCAAATTTCCCAAGAAAAACAAGCAGCTAAAGAAGGATTCATGAATGGACCTCCTGTATCAAGATGTGCTAACTACAGAACAAATGGTGTCTCACCACACTACACATTAAATGGTGCCGAATCAAACCATGTATCTGGTTTTGATAACAACCCATACCGTTTATTGTAAATTATTTAAATAATTCAATTTTTATTATTTTAATAATTCATATTTACAAATTATCTTTAGCAAATTTTGCGAATCCTTCTACAGTTCTTTCTCCATCATAGACTGTATCCTTACCATTTTTACTGACAATAAAAGTAGGATATCCTTCTAAATCATATGCTTCAACAAGAGCTTTATTTTTTGATTCTTCAGCATCAACCATTTCAGCATTAACATCGGGATTTTTTTTCATAAATTCTATAAAAGTAGGTTTTGCTTCTTTACAATGCCCACACCATTTTACATGAAACATTCTAAACACAGGCTTATCACCTTTAACATTATTAAAGTTTTCAACATTTCTTTCACACATTAATTTTACAATTGCTGGGACAGCTACGGCAATAAGAATAATGAAAACTATTTGAGTAGGAGTAAGAGATTTAATAGATTCATATACGGTATCACAAATTGATCCAATCATATAATATTACTATACAAAAAAAATTAAGAAATAAGTTCTTTAATATTCTCAGGGAGAGGTACAATACTTGTATGATAGTGTTGTTCAATTCTCTGCATCTGCGAATATTCTTTTTGAGTCACAAAATTAATTGCGATACCTTTACGACCAAATCTTCCTGAACGACCTATTCTGTGAATATATGTTTCAATTTCACGAGGAAGATCAAAATTAATAACAATTTCTACCTGTTGAATATCGATACCTCTTGCTATAACATCAGTAGCAATGAGAATTCTACTTGTTCCTAGTCTAAAACTTTTCATTGTCTTATCTCTTACTACTTGAGTAAGATCACTATGAATACATGAAACTGTAAAGTTTTCTGCTATGAGTTGATCTTTAAGCCACTCTGCTTTTCTTTTTGAATTACAAAAAATAATTGTTTGCTTCATAGAAAGATTATCGTATAGATCAAATAATGTTGCTGTTTTCCAACTTTCATGCTGCACACCAAGGTAAAATTGTTTAATACCATCAAGTGTAATCTCATCTGTTTTAACTAAAATTTTATTAGGATTTTTCATAAATTTATCAGTCAATTCTAAGGCAGCAGGCGGCAAGGTTGCACTGAATATACATATTTGAGCTTGTTTAGGAATAAATTGAAAAATTTCATATATCTGATCCTTAAATCCTTTAGATAACATTTCATCAGCTTCATCCATTACAAAACATTTTACTTCACTTGTTTGTAAGACATATCTTTTCATCATATCAAAAACTCTTCCTGGAGTTCCTATAATAAACTGAGCACCTTTATCTAAAGTTTTAAAGTTATCGTCTACTAAAGTTCCTCCCATAATTAAAGCAGTTTGAACTTTATAATGAGCATTTAATCCTTCTAAATTATAATAGATTTG